CTTTGGTCATTTAGCAACAAATCAAATAACAAAAATTATAAACAAAACACCTAAGCTAAGAGGCGGTGTGGATATTGATAGAACTGAAAGTTATTACGCACCTTACAATAATACTATTTACATGGCATCTAGTCTTTACAAAGATAGAAAGGATTTAAAAAAAGGTTTTACTAGTCAAGGATTAAAAACTTTTAGACACGAGTACGGACACCACATAGATAAAACTATGTATACATATCTGAACAACAAAGAAGTTTTGCCTATTCTTATAAAAAAATATGGATTAGAACCTAATAAACCTTATCTATCGCCTTTTATAAGTAAAGCAATAGTTAAAGATGCAAAACTATGGGCAAGTAAAACATGGCGAAAGCCTTTTAGAGAAGGGATTACTGCAAGATTGAGCCTTGATGAATACTTAGAGGCTACCCCAGACTTCCCATTAACAAAAGCAGAAATACAAAAAATAAGTTTTACTGGAGCTAGTAGTCAAATAGATCACTTAGAAAGAATCTATTTAAGAAGAACTGAGAGAATAGAATTAGGCGGTGATTACAAAGACTTTGGTAGTATTGCAGATACCGTTGGATCAATTACAAAAGGTAAATATGGGTGGGGGCACTCTATTGGATACTACAGTGGTACAGGTAAATATAGATGGGCAACAACACAGTATACAGAGGGTAGAACTAAAGTTAAACTTACTCAAACATTAGAACCTTTTGCACAATATGTAGAATCTAAATCAAGTCCTTTAGGTGATGTATATGTGAAACTACTTAGATGGTATGCACCAAACACTACACAAGCATTAGACGATTTATTTGAAGATATAGAGAGGTATTTATAATGGAATATGAAATAACACAACTACTCAAACAATATAAAAAAATGTTTGATATTGATTTAGATATCAATGTGATGCACATGGATGAAGAAAAAAAGGAACAAGTATATAATCTATTATCAGATGCTATTGATAATGAAGAAGAAATCCCTTTTAATTTATTAGAGGACTTAATTCGTGACTTACCAGAGGAAGCACTTATATAGTTGATTTATGGCAGATATTCTGTAATTGTTTAAAAATAGATCTATGAAAGGAACTAAACATGGTTGACGAACAAAAAACGGAAGTGGCTCCTGAAACACTTGAAAAACAGGAAGAAGAAATAAAGCAAGAAGAAACTAAACAAGAAGATCAAAAATATACAAAAGACGATATTGCAAACATTATGGCTCAAAGAGTAGCCAAAGAAAAAGCAAAGATATATCGTGATCTTGGTGTAGAAAATCTTGATGAAGCTAGGGATATAATCTCAAAGAATAAACAAGAAAAAGAAAAGTATGATATTGACAAAGGAAACTTTGAGAAAGTCATTAAAGATAAAACTATCGAATGGCAAAAAGAAAAAGAAGTCCTTGTTACTCAATTAAAAGAAGAAAAGATTACAAAGCAAGTAGTAAATTCTGCATCTAAACATAGTGCTAATAATCCAGATCAAGTGTTAAAGATTATTAGAGATAGTATTAGCTATACTGATGATGGAAAAGTAGAAATACTTGATAAAAATGGTATTGCACGATATAACGGCAGTGGTGACTTGCTTACTATTGATGAGTATGTCAAGGAGTTTTTGACGCAAAACCCTCACTTTCAGAGCGCAACTCCAAAAGGAAGTGGAAGTGTAGGTAATGTGGGTAAGGTAGACGCAAAACCTTTCAATATTGCGGACTTAGATATGGGTAATCCAGATGATCGAAAGAAATATGCTGAATATAGAAAACAGCGTAATTCTCAAGCATCTGTAATTAACCTTAAATAATAACCATGAACAAGAAAGGATAACATCATGGCAAATGAAACAACCTCGAGTACGATATCCGAACTGTATACGGAAATCGTGCAAGAAGCATTGTTCATCGCAAGTGAACAATCAATCATGCGTGGTCTTGTCCGAAACTATACTATTGCAGGTGGTGGCAAGTCCGTTGAAGTACCAATTTACTCAACAGTCAGTGCTGCAGCAGTTAGTGAAGCGACAGACCTTTCAAACACAGCAGTCAATCCAACATCTGTAACAATTACAGCTTCAGAAGTTGGTATTATGACAACATTAACTGACTTAGCTAGACAGTCGGCAGCTCAAGATGTTGCATCACATATTGGTAGACTTTTCGGTGAAGCTATTGCTAGAAAGATTGATACTGATCTTTCAGGCTTATTTACAGGTTTCTCAACAGAAAAAGGTCCAGGTGCAGGAGCAGAGATGACAATTCAAGATCTATTTGAATGTGCTGCAGAGCTAAGAACTAACAACGCACCGGGTCCATATTACGGTGTATTCCACCCAAAGCAGATTTTTAATGTAAAGAAATCATTAACAAATACCTTTGCAGGTTCTTCAAATATTCCTGATTTAGGTAATGAAGCTTTGAGAAGTGGTTTTGTTGGAACTATCGCAGGTATACAGATTTTTGAATCTTCAAACATTTCTGTAGACGGATCAGATGACTCAATCGGTGGTGTATTCTCACAAGATGCTTTAGCACTTGCTATGATGCAAGATCTAAAGATTGAATCTCAAAGAGATGCATCATTAAGAGCAGATGAAATCGTTGCAACTGCGGTTTATGGTGTTGGTGAGTTACACGATACTTATGGTATCAAACTAACAGCTGATACTTTAGCTAACTAATAATTGATAATGAGAGGGCTTTATGCCCTCTCTCTTAAAAGGTTAAGGTAAATGGCAACACAATCTGATAAGATAGCAAAACTTGAAAAAGAGGTAGCTATAATTTCCGAAAGAATAAAGGTTATTAAAGACAACCATCTATTTCATATAGAGAAAGATATCTCTGCAATTAAGAAGGTTGTATGGACTGCAGGTTTTCTATTATTTAGTAATTTGATTGCGTTTATATTTACCATGCTTCAGTGAAACACGATAAGATTTTAGTGGTAAGTGATACTCACTTTCCCTACCATCATCCAGATACATTTCCGTTTTTAATTAAACTCAACAAGATTTATAAGCCTAAAACAATCGTCCATATTGGAGACGAGATGGATTGGCATTCAATTAATGTTAGCCATGTAATCAATCCAGATTTACCTAGTCCTGCTGATGAATTAGAAATAGGCAGATCATTATGTCATCAATTAGAAAAGATATTCCCAAAGATGCACTTACTAGAATCTAATCATGGATCAATGATCTTGCGCAGAGCTATGGCTAAAGGAATGTCTAAATGGTTTATTAAAGACTATAACGAAATATTAGATGTAAACAGTGATTGGAAATGGCACGAAAAATTAATCCTTGAAACATCCAAAGGTAAAATAGTATTTGCTCATCAATTCTCTAAAGATATAGCGAAAGCAGTTAGAGAAACTAGTATGTCCTGTTGTCAAGGTCATTTTCATACTGTGTCAGAAATCAAATATGTTGGTAATGATTTTCACTTAAATTGGGGAATGTCAGTAGGTTGTCTTGTTGATAAGAAGTCTTTGGCTATGGCATATATGAAGGTAAACCTAGCAAAACCTATCCTATCTTGTGGTATTATAACAGATGGCATACCATATCTGGTACCTATGGTGTTGAACAAAAGCGGTAGTTGGGATAAAAATATCTATATATGAGAATATCTTATCAAGAAGGAAAACTATATTTGAGTTTAAGAGATGAAGAAGTTGAATATATTTATAATAACAAACATGGTGCAGTTGAAATTGACATAAAACATTTAAAAGTTTTACATGAAGATATTGCAAATGCAGTTAGTCAATATTTAAGGGGAAAAGATGATAGACATAAATAGACTAAAAAAATCTCTCATAGAGCATGAGGGTCTTAGATACGAGCCATATAAGGATCATCTAGGTAATTGGACTATTGGAGTAGGACACTACATACCAAAAGATCAAGAAGAAATTTATTTAAACAGAGAGAAGCCATTAACAAATGCAGAAGTAGATAATATTCTTCATGCAGATATTATGGTAGCTGTCGCTGATGCAGAGAAGTTTATTCCTATGGATAGTATAGATCCACAAGCCTTTGAGATTGTTGTTGAGATGAGTTTTCAATTAGGACTTCCTCGATTAAGTAAATTCAAAAATTTTCAAAAAGCATTACAAGAGCAAAATTATATTGAAAGTTCAAATCAGATGCTTGATAGCCTTTGGGCTAAGCAAGTACCCAACCGTGCAAATAAACTAGCAAAGATGATGAGGGATATATGACATTAGATGAAGCCTTAGAACAATTAGCAAAAGCTAAAACTAAGAACAGAGAACTAAAGCGAGAACTTGCTGTTAAAGAAAAAACAATCGAAGAACTAAAAATTCACAATACATTTCTTACAGATAGATTAGAACTATCTCACGAAAGATTACATCAAGAAAGAGATAAGAGATTAAAGATGACTATGGATGATGTTGTAGCTATGCACAAAGCACAAGCAGAATATCAAGCTAAATATCTCAAAGATCAAGAGGTTATAGAAACAGTAGAGAAACATGAGAAAGATGTTGAAAAACTAAAGGGAGGTTTAGAAGGTGTTAAGCAAGATACTTAGTGGCGGATTAGTAGATAGTGTAGGAAAAATAGTAGATGAACTACACACTAGTGAAGAAGAAAAAGCACAAGCTAAAATCAAACTAAAAGAATTAGAAAATCAATTAAATCTAAAACAGATGGATATAAATCTGGCCGACGCAAAATCTACGGCAACAGGATTGGGTGGTTTATTACAGCG